AATCAAAAGTTTTCCGCCGCAAGTTTTATAGGGTGGGGGGTGTAAACCTCCTTCGAATTCAATGGGCGCACGAGGACCGAAAACTGAGCCTGCAGCGCTAAAGCTGATCAAAGGCAACCCCGGCAAACGGGCGCTCGACCTCGATGCCGGGATAAATCCGCCCGTCGAAATTCCGGCTTGCCCGAATCACCTCAACGAGCATGGCCGAAAAGAGTGGCGGCGCATCACGGTCGAACTTGAGCCGCTTGGACTGATCACGAAACTCGATCGCTCGATGCTGGCGATGTACTGCCAGGCATATGGTCGTTGGGTGCACGCCGAGCTGAAGATCCGCGAGCAAGAAAAGGCGCAAGCCGACAGCGGCATCAAGCAGCTCTCGCCGAACGGTTACGAGCAAATGTCGCTTTGGCTGATCATCGCGAACAAGTCGATGGAGCAGGTGCACAAGTACGCTTCAGAGTTTGGGCTTTCACCGTCGGCGCGCACCAGCGTGGCCGCGTCGGCGCATCAGACCGGTGAAGGTAAGCAGCCGCAGCTCGATGGTATGCCAGCGATCCCGGCGCGGCCGACGTTGGCAAGTTTCAACCCAACGATGCAATGAATGAGTTTGTAAGCCGCGCCCGACAATATGCCGAGCGCGTGCTGAGTGGGAAACAGGTCGCTGGCAAGTGGGTAAAAGCAGCCAGCCGTCGATTCATTGATGATCTGGCGCGATCAGCCGAAGCTGGTTGCCCTTACTACCTCGATGAAGCCGCCGCCAGCCGTGCCTGCATTTTTGTCGAGCTGCTGCCGCACGTCGAAGGCAAGTGGGAAAACCCGCACCTCGTCTTGCAGGATTGGCAAGTTTTCATCCTGGTGAACATTTTTGGATGGCTCAACAAGTCCACCAAGCTGCGCAGGTACCGCCGGTTTTATCTTGAGGTGGCCCGCAAGAACGGTAAATCGCCACTCGCTGCCGCGATCTGTCTCTATCTGACATTCGCCGACAACGAGCCCGGCGCCCAGGTGTACAGCTTTGCTACTGGCAAAGAGCAAGCGAAGATCGTGTGGAATACAGCACGCGAGATGGTCCGCAAAGAAGCCGAATTCGCAGAGCTCGGCGCCGCCTACAACACGCAGGCAATTTTTTGCACGAATACCGCCTCGCGCTTTCGACCGCTGGCCAAGAACTACGGCTCGCTCGACGGACTCAACACGCACGGCTTCATCGGTGACGAGATGCACGCGCAAAGCGAGCGCGGACTGTGGGACGTGATGGACAGCTCCACCGGCGCACGATCGCAGCCGCTTGGTGGCGGCATCACCACCGCGGGATCGAACCGCGCGGGTATTTGCTGGGAGGTCCGCACCTACCTCACCAAGATTTTGAACAGTGTTTTGCACCGGCACGATGGGCTGGGCTACACCATCACCGGCGACGCAACGGACGACGAAGCATGGTTCGGCATCATCTTCACCATCGACGAAGACGATGACCCGTTCGACGAATCGAGCTGGCACAAGGCCAACCCGAATCTCAACGTTTCGGTCCAGCTAGACGACCTTCGCTCGCAGGCGCAAAAAGCGCGGGTGATGGCCTCCGCAGTAAACGAATTTCTCACCAAACGCCTCAACGTCTGGGTCAACGCCGACACCGCCTGGATGGACATGCGCGCATGGGATGCCTGCGCAGATCCAACGCTCAAGCTCGACGATTTCGCCGGCGAAGAGTGCATCGACGCACTCGACCTTGCCAGCAAGATCGACATCGCCGAAAAAATGAGCGTTTTCAAGCGCGGAAACACCTATTACTGCTTCGGAAAACACTACCTTCCGGAGCGCGCAATTGAAGCCTCGGGCAATAGCCAGTATTCCGGCTGGGTCCGCTCCGGTCGCCTCACCGTAACACCCGGCGAAGTCACTGATTTCGACGTCATTGAAGACGACATCCGTGCTGATTGCAGCCGGTTTCAGATGAAAGAAGTCCCGTTTGACCCGTGGCAAGCGACCCAGCTATCGGGCCACATGCTCGCCGAAGGTGTGCCGATGGTCGAATTCCGGCAGACCGTGCAGAACATGTCAGAAGCAATGAAAGAACTCGAAGCGCTGGTGCTCTCCGGCCGCCTGAAGCACGACGGCGACCCGGTCCTCACCTGGATGATCAGCAACGTCGTCTGTCACCGCGACGCCAAGGACAACATCTACCCGCGCAAAGAAAACCACGCCAACAAGATCGACGGCGCGGTCGCATTGATCATGGCCATCGGTCGCTGGACAGCGCGACGCGAAGAGCCGCAATTCTACGGAGCCGAAGTCATATGAACATCACCAGCGAAGCGGCCCGTACACGATGAACCTCGCCAAATGGCTCCCGTGGTCCCGCAAAGCAAGCGGCGATCTGCGCTACATCGAGCAAGAAGATCTGCGGCAGCTATACGGCGGCAGTCTTGCCAAGAGTGGCACTCGCGTCAGCTACACCACCGCCATGCGATGCGCTACCGCAATGGCCTGCGCCCGCGTGATCGCCGAAGGCATCGCCCAGGTGCCGCTGAATTTATTGCAACAAGCACCGGGCAGTAACAACGTCGTCACGCTCACCGACAACAAGCTGCAAGACATCCTTCACGCCAAGGTCAACGAATTCCAGACCAGCTTCGAATGGCGCGAGATGGTCGGCCTGCATCTCGTTTTCAGCGGCAAGCACTTCAGCTTCATCAACCGCGTGCGCGGTGAAATCGTCGAACTTATCCCATTCTTGCCGGATATGGTTACCACCAAATTCAAAGGCGGTGTGGTCACCTACACAGTGCGGCTTGAGGATGGCACCAATCTGCCCATCCCCGCGCAAGACATGCTCCACCTGAAGGGCCCCAGCTGGAAAGGCTGGGAAGGATTAGATGGCATCGACCTCGCCCGCGAAGCCATCGGCCTCGCACTCAGCACCGAAGAGCACGGTGCAAAGTTTTTTGCAAACGGCGCCACCATCCCCGGGCTTATCACCACCGATGGCAGCCCGACCGAAGAGCAGCGCAAAGCACTGCGCGAATCGATCGAAGCAACGCACGGCAGCTCCGAGCGCGCATGGAAAATCATGTTGCTCTGGGGTGGCATGAAGTTCCAGCAGATGGCGACGGCAAACGACTCCTCGCAAATGAACGAGACGCGCGCATTTCAAGTCGAAGAAGTGTGCCGCGCAATGCGTGTCATGCCGATCATGGTTGGCCACAGCGACAAGACAGCGACTTACGCCAGCAGCGAGCAAATGTTCCTCGCCCACGTCGTCCACACGATGGGCCCGTGGTACCAGCGACTCGAGCAAGCCTTCAACGCCAGGCTGCTCACGCCAGAGCAACGCAAGCAAGGCATCTACACAAAATTCAACGTCAACGGCCTCCTGCGTGGGGACGCCAAGACCCGCGCCGCGTACTACACGGCGATGTACAACATCCGGGCTTTGAATCCGAACGAGATTCGCAGCTTCGAAGACCAAAACCCCTACGACGGCGGCGACGAATACCACGACCCCGCCACCCGCAGCGACGCACCCACGCCGCCTGCTGACAACGCAAAACCAACCGTCTAAATGCGGACCACGGGAGCAAAAATGCAAACACAGCACATGAGTTGCGGCTTGCGCGAATTGAAACTCGCGCCACCGGTGGCCGGCGTCGATCAGATGGAATTCAGCGGCTACGGCGCCGTGTTCGGTAACGTCGACGCCTACGGCGACGTCATCGACCCGGGCGCGTTCTCCCAATTCCTGAGCGACGTCAAATCCGGCGCTCAGCCGTGGCCCGCGATGCTCTCGCAGCACGGCGGCGTCGGCTTCTCTGCCGAAGACATGACACCGATCGGCATCTGGACCGACATGGCCGCAGACGGCACCGGCCTCAAGCTCACCGGCAAGCTCGCCGACACGCCACGCGGCCGCGAGATGTACGCGCTCATGAAAATGACGCCGCGGCCAGCGCTCGATGGACTTAGCATCGGCTACATCGCCAAAGAATCCGTGCAGCGCACCAAGCCAGAAGAACCGCGCCGCACGCTCAAACGCATCGACCTGGTCGAAGTTTCCCCGGTCACCTTCCCAGCAAACCGCCTCGCCCGCGTGCAAGCGGTGAAAAGCATCGAAGAAATCAAAAGTATTGCGGACATCGAAGCCCTCCTGCGTGATGTAGGCGGCTTTTCGATCCGTGAAGCAAAAACCATCATCTCCACCATCAAGGCACATGGCTCGCGTGACGTGAGCGATGTGTCGGCTGAACTGCGCGACGCAGAAGCCAAGGGGCTGTTGGACGCATTAAACAAAAACATCGCCTTACTGCAAACCTAAACCTCACCGACCTCCAAAAAAACGAACCGCCTTCTCGGCGGTTTTTTCATTTCTAAAGGACATTCATCATGAAAAACAGTTTGAAATTCAGCGGACTCCAATTCCGCACACTCGCCCTGGTGGCGATCGTCACGCTCGCCGCGTTCTCCGCGCTGGGCTATCCGCTGGCGCCGCCAGAAGTCATTGCAGGCATGACGCCTGCGCTGATGATCGGCGAGATCAGCATGGTCGAGCTCAAAACAGCCATCGACAAGCAAGGTGAAACGTGGGGCCAATTTATGGCCAAAAACGATGAGCGAATCAAGGCCATCGAAGCCAAAGGCTACGCGCCCGCAGAGCTCACCGATCAAGTCGGCAAAATCAACACCGACCTCAACAAGCTCTCCGCCGAAATCGCCGAGATCCTGAAAAAGGCCAATCGCCCAGGTGCAAACGCCACCGAAGGCAAAGACGAAACGCCCGAGCAGCTCGCCTACAAAGCAGGCCTCTCCGAGTACCTGCGCAAAGGCCGCGATTCTGGCCTGCGTGAGCTCGAATCCAAAGCCAACACCACCGGCTCTGATCCAGACGGCGGCTATCTGGTCAGCAAAGAGCTCGACACCAACATCGACCGCTTCGCTGGCGTCGAATGCTCCATGCGTCGCCTGGCCACGGTTCGCACCGTCGGCAAGACCGCCTACAAAAAGCTCATGAAAACCCGTGGCATCTCCGGCGGGTGGGTGGGTGAGACCGAAGCCGCAAGCGAAAGCACCACCTCGCAGTGGGCAGAGATCGAAATCGTGCCAGCCCGTTGCTACGCCGAGCCGCGTGTCTACAACGACATGCTCGAGGATAGCGACTACGACCTCGAAGCCGACATCTCCGCAGAGGCCGGCATCACCTTCGCCGAACTCGAAGGCGCAGGCTTCATCACCGGCACCGGCGTCAAGTCGCCACGCGGCATCACCAGCTACACCAACGTCGCAAACGCATCCTATGCGCACGGCAAGGTCGGCTTCATCGGCACCGGCACCTCTGGCGCCTTTGCATCAAGCAACCCATCGGACGCGCTCATTCAGCTCCAGCACGCGCTGAAATCGCAGTACCGCAACGGCGCAGTCTTCCTGATGCCCGATACGGTCCTTGCAACCGTGCGCCAGATGAAAGACGCCTCCGGCGCCTTCTACCTCTGGCAACCGGACAGCACCGCCGGCTTCGGTGGCCGCCTGCTCGGCTCCGTGGTGGAGATCGACGACAACATGCCCGTTGTTGCCGCGAATAGCTACTCCATCGCCTACGGCAACTTCAAGCGCGCCTACACGATCGTTGATCGCCGCGGCATCGCCGTCATCCGCGACAACGTCACCGTCAAAGGCACCACGATTTTCCACTTCAGCAAGCGCGTCGGTGGCGGCATCACGAATTTCGAAGCCATCAAGCTCCTGAAATTCGCCTAAGCGGCCCGGCAAACCAACCCATCCCATCGAAGCAAGCCCCGGCAAACGCCGGGGCACCACTGAAAAGGAAAACGATCATGAACCTGAAAGACAATCACAACCGCATCAGCACCAAGCGCATCATCGCGCCGGTCGCCATTGGTGCCAACGCCACCAAGACCGGCAAAATCGTCGATCTGCAGGGCTACGGCGGCGTCGAATTCATCTGTGAATACGGCGCAGTCACCACCACCGGCACCATCGTCACGCTCGTCGTGAAAGAAGGTGACGTCACCGGCACCATGACCAGCGTCGCTGATGCCGATCTGCTCGGCACCGAAGCGCTGGCCAGCCTGCTCGCCACCACGCCACGCACCAGCGACGTCTCGCAAAACGTCACCAAGCGCATCGGCTACAAGGGCAACAAACGCTACGTCCAGGTGAATGCGGTGCAGACAGGCGTCACCTCGGTCGGCTGCGTCGCCGTCACAGCAGTATTGTTCCAGCCAAACTTCGGCCCAACGGCAAATCCGTAATGCCACGCAAGCCGCAACAAAGCAAGGCCCGCCGCGCGTCCAAACGCCCGGCGGGCGTTGTTACAGCCGCAAAGCCCGCTGCGCCCGCACACGTCGCCATCCTCGGCATGGGCCCATCGCTCGATGCCTACACCGGCCTCTGCAAGCGCGCCGGTGGCCGCAAGAATTTCTGCGACGAGACCTGGGGTATGAACGCGCTCGGCGATGTCCTCGTCTGCGACCGTATTTTTCACATGGACGATGTCCGCATTCAAGAGATCCGCGCCGCTGCGCGACCTGAATCCAACATCGCCGCCATGCTCAAGTGGATCAAGACCCATCCCGGCCCGATCTACACCAGCCGCACCTATCCCGACTACCCAGGCCTCGTCGCCATGCCACTCGAAGAGCTGGCAAACATGGCCCGCGTCGAGTATTTCAACAGCACCGCCGCCTACTGCGTCGCCTACGCGATCCTGATTGGCGTCAAAAAAATCACTTTGTTCGGCTGCGACTTTACCTACCCGAACGCGCACCACGCCGAGAAAGGCCGCGCCTGCGTCGAATTCTGGCTCGGCTTTGCCCGCGCCCGCGGCATCGATGTCGTCGTACCCAAAACCACCAGCCTCATGGATGCACTCGTTGACCCACGCGAGCGCTGCTACGGCTACGACACCGTCGACCGCCACACCACCGTCGATGCCGACGGCCG